GTGGCTTGGTACATGAATGCCAAGTCCCACAAGTCCTTTCGTGACTATGTCAAGACCCTGCACCACTATGCAACAGGCAAATAAGGAGAACAGACCATGAAAGCCTACAAGCACTTAATCAAGCACTGTCTGTCTATGGGCTGTGTTGTCTCTGTGTGGGATGGTGAAGAATATCAAGTGATAAAAAGCACTTCTTACAAAGCCATCATTGATGCCATTGAATCAGTAGAAGAAGCACAGATTCGAATTAGGCATAAAGATAATCTCTCGCAGACTATTGGATGGGCTTTGGTGTCTGCCTTTGGTCTTGAGGATGATGAAACGGTGGTGGATTACACCTGTACATCATTCATGGAAGAATGGGATGAAGTTTATAAATCGACAATTTAAGGAGAAACAGAAATGAAAGAAAAGATAATGGATTATTTAACGGCTGCTGGCCTGTGCTTTTGCCTGACCTGTTTGGCTTTGGCCTATTTTGATATTCTGACTTATTAACCAAATGAAAGACAAGACAATGACACACAATACAGAAAAATCAGATTTGCAAAATTATGTAAACAGTATTGCAGCCACTTTAACTTCTCCACCTTGGGAAGAATTAAATGATGGTAGAGATACTGAAAACGATGGTGAATATAGTGCTTTTGATTATTTAGAAAATGCCCTTGATATTGAATATATCGTCAATGGCAAAGGGGAATATTTAGGGGCAAGAGTGCTTGTCACATTTGGTGGCCCAAACATCTGGGTAAACACTCGCAGAGGGACTGTAGAGGGCTATTGGTGGAGTGACAGTGCCACTGCATCCTTTAAGGACAGTTTGGGTCTTGATGATGCCTTGTCTGAATTGTGGAATTGCAAATAAGGAGATTTAAAAATGAATAACACATACACAGAAGAAGATATTGAATCTATTGTCGAAGAAATGTTTGACAAACTGGATAGGAGATTGATTAACCACAAAATCACTCAAGAAGAATATGAAGCAGCAGCAATACAAATAAAAAATTTTGCCCAAAAATTTACAGACGAAATGAAGGAGCAAACAGCATGAGAACAATCGAAACCACAATATATACATTTGATGAATTATCAGATGAGGCAAAAGAGAATGCCATTAAGCAGCACAGGCAGTGTATTGAGTATCCTTGGTATTCTGAATGCGTAGACAGTCTTACGGCCTTCTGCGATTCGTTTAATGTGCGAGTGATAGATTACACTTTGTCAGACTGTTATAGGGCATCTATTTCAACAGATGCCACTCCTGCACATTTTCGAGGGCTGAAGTTATCAAGTGTTAATCGCGAATCTATGTTGACAGGGTTTTGTTTTGATTGTGATTTGCAATACTCCTTTTATGACGAATTCAAAAAAACAGGAGATGCCTTTTATGCTTTTAATGATGCCTTGCAGACTTTCTTAATATCTGTCAAAAGGGATATTGAATGGCATTATTCAGATGAAGCAATTACAGAATATCTTGAAATAAACAATTATGAATTTACAGAAGAAGGAGAAGCAGCATGAGTTATTTTTCTGAATTGGATATAGCACTACAAGAAAAGAAACAAGGCACAGGCAGAGAGAATATCTCTGTGAATTCCATCGGGGTTTGTCTTGCCGATAATGGCTTGCCTGTGCGTCTTTATATTGTTGATTTTATTTTTGTGCATGGGTCTATAAATGTTTACCCTTTAGACAAGCAAGACCCAGATTATGGATTTCCAAGACAGATTAAAGCCTGTGATTTCTGGGCATTGACTTAATAAACCCAAGCACTCCCGGCCTTGTGCCGGGATTTTTTGGGCTTGCTAAGTAAGTGAGTGCTCACTTCTTGATTATGGGGTCTACAAGCCATTTTCAGGTGCTGGTGCTACTACCCTACAGGAAAGCATGAATCAGGCTGTTTAAGGCATGGTTTAGTGGCTTGGTGGATGTCTTTGTGCTAGTGGTCTGCCTATGGGTCTGCCTGTGGGTCTGCTACCAGATAAACCAAGGGTTTTCCCCTAGGAATGGGCTGTTTTAGACTGCACTGTTTAGTCTTTTACTGACCATTTCAGTTTGTGACTAGTCAGTATAGTTTTTGACTGTACAGGTCAGTTTGTGACTGAACAGTCTAGTTTTTGACTGAACCGACCAGTCAGGTAGGGCCAAAAAAACCCATAAGGCCACTACGCATTTCGGAAAAAAAAATTGGAAGAAAAAAAATGCCTAGACTGGCTAGGCATAAATTCCCTCTCTTTGCAACTGCTGGAAATTTGAAAAACTTTTCCAAATATTGTTGTTATTTTTCCACCAAAATATTGGGCGCTTTCCACAGATTTCTGTCAACCCTATAGGAAATTGCTTCTGGCTGTGGTGGTTTGTAGCCAACCTTCACCAAAGGCTTGCGAATTGCCAATGCTTCTGATTTGCTTTGGAATGGCCCTTGCAGACCGCAATACCATCCCACTTGATTGCTTTGTAAAGTCATCTCAGTTTAAGCGGTTTAACAAAAATTCTGTGTGGCGGCACAAAGCGGCGATTTCGTCAACAATGTTTTGCACTTCGCTGGCTTGAGGAAAGCCGGGAGCCTTGCGATTTGCTTCTGTTTCTGCGTAAACATACTTCACAAGTCCCAGACCATTTTCCCCCAGAAAAAGTGCCTTCTCGCTGGAAATTATTTTGCCTTTTTCCAGCAAGACCGCTTCGACAAAAGAATCGGCAAGTTCAGACAGTTGGTCATAAAACTTACCCAATGCTTTGTGTTGTGAGTAGCTGGATGTGTTCCAGTGATGGATGTGGGCGGCTGTAACCCCATTCAGCAAACACATAGCGTAGTCGCTAACAATGTCTGATTGCGCTTCGATGATGGTGAACTTCATGGCTTTGTTCCTTTGCGTCATTGTATTACCGTTACATCTTTTGAGCGAGAACGGATTTTATTGCGAGTCTTCTGAATCATGCGCTCGTACTCAGCACGGCTAATTGACGTTCTTTGCAGTTGATGCCACTCAGAAACCTCTTTGATGGCCTTTAGACCCGGCCCTGTGAGAAGCATACGACCTGTGGCCTCAAACCGTTTGCTGGCGTGTTTTAACTCAATCTCTGCAATCATGCAATCAACCAAGGCTTCAGGGCCAATGCCGTTTCTTGCCATGACCTGACAGATGTTGTTCATGTCCACCAGTTCTTGCCATGTGTAGAAGGTTGCGTTGCCTGTACGCATTGCTTCGATTGCGTTTTGCTCTTTGGTCTGTAGCTTGTCAAGGCAATCGTCTGTTGTGATGCCAGCGCCAGCTATTGCATGGGCGATTGGGTCTACCAGTTGGTATATCTTTCGGCGGCATTGTTTTCTCACAGACCCAACTCCTGTAATGCTGCTTGAAGACCAGCCAATCCACCGACACGCTGACCTTCAATGAATATCTGGGGCATCTGACGGGCTTCGGGGTACTCGCGCATGAATGACTTACGCACAAAGTCGGGCCATATTTCAACGTCAACCTCGTTGTACCCAATCCCCTTGCTGTCCAGCAGACGCTTTGCTGTGACGCAGTTGGGGCAACCTGATTTTGTATATACAACGATGTTCATTTCTTCATCCTTTCTTCAAACAGGCGCAACACCATCTCACGGAACAGCAAGTCGTTCTGGCTGTGCTTGTAGGCGTTGAACAGGTGGCTGTCCCCCATGTCCTTGATGGCAACCCTCCGACCATCTTTTGTTGTCCACACCTCTGTGCGGAAGTTGCGCCGTGCTTCTTGGTCTTCAACCGCCCTCTCAAGAAGCGCCATCTCCATGCAGTAATCGTCGTAGTGTTCGCTCATTTCTTTCTCCTCAAACATTCACAAGTGAACCCGCTGCTGTCATAGCCAAGGCCGTGGCAGTAGTCTTGCATGGCATTACTCCAGCCTCTATTTTTGCAGTCATATAGGCTTGATGAGCTTCTTCTTGTGTTTCAAACATGCCAAGCGATTTGCTCTCTCTGTTAATTTTCAATCTAGCCTGCCATTTTTTTCTACTTTCATGCCAAGTAACGCCAAGAAGTTTTTTGCCTCTTGGCTTGGTTTGATTAAGCATATTGATGCTTCCAGATACATCACGCAGGTTGTCAATCCTGTTGTCATCTTTGCGGCCATTGATGTGGTCAATTTGTTGCTTAGGCCAATCGCCATAAACATACATCCATGCCAAGCGATGCGCCATGAAAAGTTTGTTGCCAACTGATATTTGCAAATACCCTTTTGTCGCAACCGATCCAGCAACAGACCAAGGTCTGCGATTTGAGAAGGGCTTTGCAAAGCGTCTGCGAAACACCCCGGTAACAGGGTCATAGTGAAATTCTGCTTTTAGCTGCTCTTGATTCATTCTTGCTCCTTAATTGCATAATCTTTAAAAATTGTTCCTTTGCTGGCATCTCCTCGCCAACATTCTTTGACCCAGCCACGTTTGCCAGATTTATAGGTGCGCCAATGACCTCTTGCTTGATGCCTTCTTGGTGTTGCGTGTGTGCCGCCTTGCGGTTCGTTCTTTTGGCTAGAAGGTTCAATTACCACTGTGTGCCAGTCGTACAGCGGTTTCAACCCACGCTTGGCTCGGCTTGCATTGGCTTTGTGTGGTGTTGGCACATATGCTTGCACCTTTATGTCTAGAGATGCGTAAAACATTGTCACAATCGCGCACATCATTGACTGATCTTGAAGGTCTATTGGCCCATCAACTTCGCCAACTTTGGGCTCTCCATTGTGTTCGGCAAACAGGAAAGAACCAAGGCTTTTATATCCTGTCGGCTTCATAATCCAGCCCGTTACCACAGTCGCCGCTGTCTCTGCCAACACAGAAAGCATGAAATCGCCCTGCTCTGTGCGGCCACACAGCATCATGTTTTTGTATGGGGCTGGATGAAGCAAATACTTGCGCTGGTCATAGCCAATGTATTCTTTGATAGCCCCAGTCACATCAAACCATTGCATTTGAGTTGGGTCAAGATTGGCAACAGAAACCATCTTGACCATTTCTTTGATAAGAGGTGTCATTTATTTTTCCTCAAACATGAGCAGGTATATCCGCTTGAGTCATAACCCAAACCCCAACATGAAGGGCAGTGTTCGTCAGTGACTGCTGGTGGCACAGGGCCAAGCCAGCGTTTGATCCAGTTGATGATGGCGGTCATTGATTGCGCTCCTTGAGTTTGGCTTCGATGGCTCGGCCATAGTCTTGGTAAAAATACGTTGGCCCCATCTCAAGATGCAATTCCCGATAGTCCTCATCCGTCAGCCCAACCCATGTGCGCTGTGCTGGTGGGGATGTGAGTTGGTGCAGTCGCCTTTGGCGCATGGCATCTTCGTAGTCTTTGTTTGTAAAGCCACCACCCCAAACTGGCTCATAGTCCAGCCCCAACTCACGGGCGTTCTCTGCCTTCTTTTCGAGGGCTTGCTGTGCTTTGCTACAAGTGTTTGCCATGCACCATGCGTTTGTTTGTTTTCCACATCGGCATGGCTCGGATAGTTGCTGCTCTGCCAGTGCTTCTCGCAGGGCTAACATCCAATTGTTCATGCCCTCAACTGCCGCCATGCCACCGCCAGCAAATACAATTTCGCCGTGTTTGTTGGCCCACTCCAGCGCCAGCTTCATTGCTTCTTTGTTTACCAAGGTGCTTCTCCTTGTTTATTGCGTTGCTGTTGCTCGTATGCTCGTTTTTGCGCTGCTGTCCAAGGTGTTGGGCCATTAGCGGGAGGGAAGGGCCAGTTATGTGCCATGTGTCCCCCAATCAGGCATAGATTCTTTTGCGTTTAATGCTTGAAGCTGGACACACAAATTATCCAAACCGGGGTCACCAAAGAATCGGCTGCAATAGTGCGACCAAAACCATGTGGCTTCTTCCCAATACATATCCTTGAACAACCTGTCACGGACAAAAGCGCCGGGACTGTTTGGCATATACAGCGTTCGCGGGTTGTCAATCTCTGCTTGCATCGCTGCGGCAATTGCTGCGTAGTTCATGCCTCCCTCGCTTTTAGCATGGCATCTGCTGTTCTATATGCAAGCGCAGAATATTCTTCAATATCAAAACTTCTTGGCCTAGTTAATAAACCTTGCATTACTTTTGCAGCAAAATAATCGCGCATTGTCATGCCAACCCTATGCTCATGCGGAAATGCTGGCAAATTTTCAATAAATTCTTGTTCAATCATGTGATGCTCCTATTTTGTTTAGTGTCCACTCAAGCAGTTCTTGCTGAGTGATGTCATAGTAGTCAACAAAACCTTTGCTGCCAAGCCCGTGAAAACCCTTATTGCCACGGTGATGCTCAACGCATAGCGGTATCAGCGTCATGTAATCGCCCTTACCCCAACCACCAGCGCGGAGGTGGTGAAGTTCCACGGGGCCGGGGTCATGGTCGCCATGCAAGTGATGACACAGCGCACAGCCAAGGCTTGCCACCGCTTCCTTATGCTTTTTCTCGGATTTCGTCAATGTCAACACCATTTTGTGTACACCAATAGATCAGCCACTCAGTGAAACTTACGGCTTGCTCTTTGGTAAAGCGTCTGCTTTGCAATCCCAATTGGACTACTCGTAACCCATCAATGCTTGGCATCACCTTGCTGACAGATGATGATTCGCCGTTCTCATGCGCCCACTGGTCAATCAGGTATCGCTTCCACGACTCTGTTGACCAGCGACTACCGTGAAGTTGAGACTGTTTGGCAATCTTGTTGATGATGGCGTGGTAAAGACGCTCCTGTTCCCGGCTTTTCATGTCAGGTGTCATGCTTTACTCCAATCATGCGTAAAGCGCCTTCAGCGTCATTTATGCGGCACAGCGTACCACCCGTCCAATTCTCAAAAAAGTCTTGCTGTAGCTTCGTTAAACGCTTTTTGGAGCCATCTTTGATCTCAACCAAGTAAGTGTGGTTGTTGTGGCCTACCAAAAGGTCAACAGGCAGACCAATAATCCACACATACGCTCCAGCGGCTCTTAGCGCACTGACGATTTCCGATTGATTTTTATCAACTCTAGCGGCGTGTCTCATAGGTTTACATCAAAAGATTCGTCAGTCACCCAGACAGGCTTACTCCATGCGTCTTCATGCAAAAATGGTTCTGATTCTGAAGTTTCATAGTCTGAGCGATTGAGTGTCCAACCATCAACAACTTCGGCGTGGTAGCAATATCCAGCAACTTTTGCTGTTTTGATTTCCACGCTGTAAGGGTCAACAAATTCGTCAATTGTCCAAAACAAATGTTGAATTGTTTCTGCCATTGCGAAACCAATCCAGCCGTTTGGTTTGCTATCATCCACTACTCGAAAATAATATGCTGTCATTCCAATTCTCCTGTTTGTAGTTTCTTCATGTAATCACGAATACGGGCAACTGAGCCTGTACCGTACTTGCGCTCCAACCATTCAATGCGAACAGGTGTCAGCACCTTTTGGCCTGTTGACTCGTATGTGCGGTAAAGCACCCTTGCCTCGCCAAGTTCAATGATGTACCTGTCGCTTTGATTACTGACTGCTCTGCGTGTCATAGGGGTAAGGTTTCAAGTCAATCAATCCCCACTTCATCTTGGGGTACTTGCGAACAATCTCGGTCTGTTGCAGACGCTGAATAGTTGCCCAGACTTGCCGGGTAGTCCAACAAGTAATTTCTTCAATCTCTTTGCTGGACAGTTCGCCGTGTTCAAGCAGACGTTTGAGTGCGTAGGTGCGAGTCATACAACCTTCCTTTTCAATTCAGCCATTTTTGCCAGAGTTTCCAGCGATGGAGGAACTGCCCTCAATCGGTCTGCCTCAATTTTGACCAGCACGGGGTCTGGGCCTTTGTGTTGGGCAGGGACTGTTGACCGGGCAACATCCGCTGCTTGTTGGGCAAAGGACTTCTTCTCCTCAACCCAATCAGCCTTAAAGCCTGTCCAGCCTCTTGAGACACATTCATCAATTGCCCTGTTAAGCGACCAACTGGCTTTGTCAGCTTCGCGCTTGATACCAGCCAAGGCGGTAACGGTCATTGGGGCTTTCTTGGCTTTGCGGAGGGCAAGGAAGTCTGACCAAACCTGTTCTTCAACATTTGAAGGACAAACAGCGATAGCTGTCTCTTTCTTTGTTTCTTGTTTAATGGTTATTGGTTCTTGTTTATTGTTTGGTTGAACGCCCGTTGCAACGCCCGTTGAACGACCGATAGACCTTCGTTCAGCAGACGCTTTACCAGCGCGTGACGCTTGTTCAATTTTTGAGTGGAAATGCGCGATTTCTTTGTCTGCGCGTTCATTTGTCCAGCCTTCTCCAGTGAGGAAAAAGAACTCCGTAAGAACATCTTGAACAATCAAAACCTTTTCACGCATACCAATTTGCTTGGCAACAACCGATGAATCAGCGTTCAACGGGCGTTCGTGAAGGTAATACAAGTCAAGCAAACGGCGGTAAGCCAAATCCTCGTCTAAATCAAGATGGCGGGTGTGGGAAGCATAGTCCCCAATGTTGAACTGATAGTAGTGCATTTAAGCATCTCCGCAAACTCCCTGAAAGAAACTGCGGCAGGGGGGGAGTGCCCTTTTCGGTCGGGGGATCAATCCCAACCTAGCCGTGTTTCAAAATACTATACCACCATTCAGGCGCGGGTGTAAATGGTAATCGGTTTGTTCTGGTGGTACTTCTGCGTCATACGGGCAATCTCTTTGTTGTCAAACATACTCTTGGTTGACAAAGACAGATCAAACGCATTGCCTTTAGACTTCGGTGTACCGTCTTCCCATTTGTCAGACACAACCACTGGTGGCTTTCCCTCTGTGGGCTTTAGCTTCTTTTTTGTCAGCATGAAGTAGTGATTGATTTTTTGGGTCTGTCCTTCACGCTGTGTGTGCGACAACTGAATCAATCCTTCCGACAGCAGCACATCTTTAACCAATGCTGGTGATGTTGAGAATCTTGATCCCATCCTGTTGGCAATGTTGCGTTGGCTCATAGCGCCACGCTCAAGGCAACTCAGATAGAACTGTTTTTCTTGTAGCATATTTCAACTTCCTTTTTTGCTGTTAATTCAATGGCACGACACAAGACTGCAATTGATGCAGCCTCAAAGTCGCCGGGGTCAAAAGTGTACTTGCGAATTGATTGCAATGCGTCAATGCAAAGTTCCCATGCAGCGTCTGTTTCGTGTTGGTCTGGTGTAGTCATGCCGTAAAGGTTATCATTGTTAACCCGCTTGTCTATTAGGGTATGTCCTAATGTTTTTTTATTTGTTGTGCCATAAGATTGAGGCTCAACAAGACAGGAGTTCACATGGTAATTACGTTGTCTAACAAAGAAGTTGAAAAAATACTTCTTGATTACGCTAACAAACTTATTGAGGGTTACAACTTCAATGAAGTTGTTTCTGGCTCATACTACGCTTTGCCAGCAACCATTGATTTGGTCTACAAAGAACAAGAGGCAAAAGAATGAACACAAAACTTTTACGCACAGCAAGGCAGCTTTTTCAGAATTACAATGCCTCGCCTGAAGTCATCCGCAGCTACCAACTAAAGTGGGCGCGGTCTGTTCACCAACTTGGTGACAAATGGCTTTTATCCAAACCAGTAAGCAAAATATCGTGAACGACTTTGATGGCGTTGAATTCTGCGCTTACTGTCTTGAAGAGCGTTCAGACAAACGCTCATGCTGTCAAGAAAACCACTTTATTGAGTTCAAAGACCTTGATAAAGAAACCCAAGATCATTTAAAGGAATCAAAATGAATGTGTATCAAAAATTGAATGCTGCAAGGAAACTGTTCCACAACGCAGAGTTGAAAAAGTCAGGCCACAACAAGTTTGCTGGTTACAAGTATTTTGAACTTGGCGACTTTATTGTTCCAGCTTTAGCCATCTTTGATGAAGTTGGATTGACAAGCATCATCAGCTTTAGCAAAGAGTCTGCTGATATGCGTATCATCAACAATGACAAGCCAGAACAAATGATTGTGATTGAGTCTCCCATGTCGGAGGCCAATCTTAAAGGCTGTCATCCAGTTCAAAACCTTGGTGCGGTGCAAACATACATCCGCAGATACCTGTGGGTTGCGGCTTTAGAGATTGTTGAACACGATGCTCTTGATTCGTCCAAGCCTGTTGAAGAAGTCAAAAAGGTCATCATCACCCCATCACAGGGTATTGCAGACACTATTCCTCCAGAGGAAATGCAATACCTTCAAGAATTAGCGGTTGATTTAATCGCTAACGTGGCTGAAGGCAACCCAAAACAAGCCCTTGACAGGCTTGATTCGGAGAAGCTGGAAGCCGATCAAAAAGTCGCACTGTGGTCATTGCTTGACAGCAAAACCCGGTCGGCAATCAAAAAAGCAAAGGAATAAATATGCAATACGACAACAGCAATCGCGGAGCCATCTTCAAAAACGAGGACAAGCAACAAGATAACCACCCAGACTATAAAGGTAGTTTGAACGTCAATGGTGTTGACTTGTGGGTATCAGGATGGCTTAAAACAAGCGACAAGACAGGCAAAAAATTTATGAGCCTGTCGGTTAAGCCCAAAGAAGATAAGCCCGTTAAACAGGCTCCAAGCCCTAAACGCGCACCTGTTGAACTTGATGATGATGTACCTTTTTAAGGAGTTGACATGAAAAAAGCAATCATTGGCGTTTACCTCGCCACTCTCGCCTCAATGACATGGGCATCTTGCACCACGCATACATATTTTGCCAATGGCAGAACCGTGATGTGTACAACTTGCTGTTACGGCAACAACTGCACGACCAACTGTTTCTGATTGAAGGGCCGAAAGCGGATACTGGGCAACGCGCCGTAAGAGAGTGGGCGAAAGCCCTGTAGCACCCAGACGCAGCGAGTAGGCCCACCTCATAGGACAAGACATGAATTTCAAAGACTTTTTTAATAGCAATCCTCTTGACCTTTTCCCAAGGGTTAGGAAGGAAGACCCCATCACATCGTTTGAGGCGGCAGATTCAGTCAAGGAATTGACTGCCAAACATTACAAGTTGATCCATGAGTGCTTACAACAGCACGGGCCACTTGGCAAAGATGGCATTGCCAGATTGACCAACTTGGAGAGCAATCAGGTTGCTAGGCGTATGAACGAAATGAAAGTTCTGGGCCTTGTTTTCTTGACAGGCAAGACCGTTAAATCCGCATCTGGACGCAACGAACGCGAGTGGACAGCATAAAAGCCTGTCTCTCAAAATCGCAAATAAATTAAATCACTGGAGCATTGAAATGTACAAGATCGAAAAAAACATCCCTATTGGTTTTTCTAAAAAACTAAAATACCCTTTTAACCAAATGAAAGTTGGAGATTCTTTCTTTGTCAAAGGCGACAAGAAACAAGCGAATGCCGTAACGGTTTACGCAACCACTTACAAGAAAAATAATGCGGGAACAAATTTTACTTGCCGTTCCACTGAAGATGGTATCCGCGTCTGGAGAACTGCATGAGTTACGCAGAAGTCCAGATGGACATTATTCGGTGGGCAGAGGCTCGTCAAATCATTCCAAACAGCACTCCTGACACACAGTTGCTCAAAGCAATGTCTGAACTTGGTGAACTGGCAGATGCAACAATCAAGAAAGACCGTGAAGGCATCATTGATGGCGTTGGTGATGTGATGGTCTGCTTGGTCAATTATTGCGCTTTGCAAGACATTGACTTGGTGAATTGCATGACAGCCGCCTACAACGAAATCAAGCACCGCAAAGGCACATTGATGCCGAACGGTGTGTTCGTCAAAGAAGCGTAATGATTTTTGACCTGACCACTTCTGCCCTTGACAAACAAGTCTCGGGCAATCACTACAAGGACAAAGGCATCCAGCCTATCGTCTACATCCACGCCAACAATCTTGGCTTTTGTGAAGGTAATGTCATCAAATATGTCACCCGTCACAAAGAGAAGAACGGCGCTGCTGACATCCGCAAGGCCATTCACTACTTAGAGTTGTTGTTGGAGTTGCAGTATCAGGACAAGACTTCTAGCACATGATTAATGTGCTTGATTCGGTCTTCTAAGCCAATTACACCGCCATTGATCTTCTTGGTCATGGCGGTGTAGTCTTTTGCGTCTGCCTCTTTATTCAGGCCACGCTTGTTCCAGAACCAACCCGCGCTCAATGCGGCATATTTTGGCGACAACAAAAGGTCAGGCGAATGAACAAAGTCAATCAACAAGGCATCGCTACACAAAGTGTAGTTGTCCTTGCCTGTCAACTGGATTAGCCCTCGGCCTTTGTACAGACTGCCTTCTTCGGTTTCTTCGGTTCCGTTACCCATGCGCCCACCATAAACTTTGTTGGCAATCTTGTCTGGATTGCGGTGATAAGGTTGCGCTGCTTCCAATGTCGGGAAACGTGAAGGCCACACACGGCACAAGCCTTCAGCAGAGTAATTCAGGTTCTCTTGCAAAGTCTTGAAGTTGCCAGATTCGTGGGCGCACTGACCAATAAAAGCCGCCATCCGTAAAGGCGTGTTGATGTCATAGCGTTGCATTGCCTCATTCAAAGGCTCTAACCAATCTTCATTGATGTGCAGTTCTTTGAGTTGTTCAGCAGTAATCACTGTTTGTCCTTATTTGATTGCTGGTGCTTTTGACAGAAGGTCTGTCTTGGCCTGTGAGCCAGCAGATGAGCCGAAATAGTAGGCAATGATGCCCGTCCATGCCGTTCCAAGCGAGCCAAGCATCATCAAGATGGCAGGGTTGCCGCTATCCACTTGACCTACAAACATCATCACCATGATGCCGAAAAAGCCAATGGTTACAGCGCCAGCAAGGATAGGCGGCATTAGGCTTCGGGTTGTGGCTTGCATTTCCCGCGCTGACTTGCGGTCTTCAACTTCAAGTTTCTCAAAGTTAAGGCCAAGTTCTTGCGCTTGCTTTTGAAGTTCAATCTCGGCAATCTTGACCTGTGCAATCTGTT